TCAGCCATCAATCACAATCCTCGTGTCAGGGCCGGCGCCGAATGCGTCGGAGATTTGCGCCACATGGACCGCAAAGGCCCCGGCAATGCCGTCGGCGGCCCGCATCGCGGCGGAATAGGTGAAGGCGGAGGTGCCGGTCTGGACCTCGCGGCGCAGCGTGCTGCCCGTATAGATGCGCAACCGATAGAGCTCGCGCGCCTCGCCCAGCGGCACCTCGAGGCTTTCCCAGCTGTCGCCGTCGATCCGCGTGCGCCGCACCCAAGACAGATCCCAGTCACTGCCCGCGCGCCGCGCGCGCAGATGCGCCGGCGCATAGGGCCGCAGCCCCACCCCGGAAAAGGCAAGAATCTCGTGGGTATAGGACGGGTCGTCATAGCTGCGCCCGGCCGGCCCCACGCGGTAATGCCGCGCCAGACCACGCGCGGATTCGGCCAGCGGGATCTGTTCGGCCGCGCCATCGAGCAAAACCACCAGGCTGCCCACCGGCCAGACATCGGGCATGATGCCATCGGTGCCGGCCTGCCCGCGCAGCCGCGTCCCGATCTCCCAGACACCCGGCGCCAAGGCCTGGGCTTGCGCGAATTGCAGCACCTCCCAATCGCCATCCGCGCCCGCGCCGATCGCCAGCGCATTCGCCCCCGCAAACAGCGCCGCCGTGGTGACGCTTTCCAGCGCGCCGGTCTTCAGCCGGATTCGCAGCCCCGGCCCACGGTCCCAGACCCCCGGCCGGGCTCGCGGCAGCGGGTCGAGCGTGGCCCCGATCACCGCGCGCTGGCGCAAGGTCGCCCCCAGCGCATAGCCCGCGTCCTGCGGCGCCGACCAGACCGCCACCGCCCCCGGCCAGGGCAGGCCCGTCGCCGCCACATGCGGGGCGGCCGGGTCTTCGTCGCCGCGCAGAAGCGGCAGGTCCATGAACTGCGCCATGACGGGCAGCGGCGGCACGAAATCGGCGGTGCGGATTGCGCCGTCGGCCTCGTCGGCGGGAACATAAAGCCCCGGCTCCACCCGCACTGCCTCCAGCGTCACCGCTTCGGCCTGATCCTGTCGGTCGATCCGGTAAAGCCCCGAAACCCCGTCGCTTTCCAGCGCGATCACATCGCCCGCGCCCAGGTCTGCGCGCGACGGCGGCAGGCTCAGCGTCACCGCGTCCCGCGCCACCCGCGCCTCGGCCAGCCAGCGTTCGGCAATCGCCTGCGCCTCGGAACGCAAAAGCGCCAGCGGCAGCTCGGATCCCGCCGGCGCCGTGCCCGGCTCGTCGGGAAAGATCGCCTCGACCGCACGGGCCTCGAAATCGCCCTCGGCCTCGACATAGCTCAGCCGGATGCGTCCCGTCGTCTCGGCCGCCGGCGCCCGCGCCACGGCCAGCCGCGCGCCCCCCTCGCCCTCGGCCAGATCTTCGGCCCCGATCTGCGCCACCGCGCGGCCCGTGCGGCGCGCAAAGACCAGCTTGCCCGCGCGTTCGGCGGCGTCGAACCCCAGCGCCAGCATCAGCACCTGAAGTGCCGCGCGCCCGGTCTCGCCCTCGCTCAGGCTCATCCCGCGCACCAGCCCCGGCAGCGCGCTGACATCGACCCGCGTGATGCCCGCCGCCGCGCAGATCTCGCCCACGACCGAGCCCAGCGGCTGCGCACTGACCCGCCCGTTCAACCAATGGCCCCGGCGGTAATTCTCGGCGTCGCTCCACAGATCCGCCCGCGCCGGAAAGGCCGGGAAGGGCCGTGCGTCCCAGGCCCAGGCATGGATGCGCTCGGGCGGCACCATCGGGCCGCCATAGACCGGCGAGACCGGCGCATGGCGCGTCCAGTAATCGGTCACCGCGCGCAGATATTGCATCTGGATCAGCTCGTCGCGCCGCCCGTCCGAGAAATGCGGCAGCGCCGATTCCGCGCTTTTCGGGTCCAGGAAAACGTTGGGCTGGTTGGTGCCCTTGTCGACCGCAGGACAGCCGATCTCGGTGAACCAGATCGGCTTGGCGCCCGGCTCCCAGGCCGTGGGTGTCGCCGCGCGCAGCCCGCCCGGCCGGTCGTGATGGGGCTGCGACCACCAGTTGCGAATGTCCTTGTAACGCCAGATCCAGGGCTCGCCATAGGCGTCATCGGTGATCGGCGTGCGGATCTGCGCCGCGCGATGGGCGGCATTGGCGTAATACCAATCGAAGCCCTCGCCGCCCTCGATGTTCGATTGCAGATAGCCCAGATCGTGGATCGCGCCCCAGCCCGCATCCAGGTGGTCCGCCCCCTCGCGCCAATCCGACAGCGGCATGTAATTGTCGATGCCGATGAAGTCGATCTCGGCATCCGCCCAGAGCGGATCGAGATGGAAGAAGACCTCGCCCCCGCCCGGATGATAGCCGAAATATTCCGACCAGTCGGCGGCATAGCCCAGCTTGCACTCCGGGCCCAGGATGGTGCGCACATCGGCCGCCAGCGCGCGCAGTGCCGCCACCATCGGGAAGCTGTTGCCGGGCCCACGGATCTGGGTCAGGCTGCGGAACTCGGAGCCGATGCAAAAGGCGTCCACGCCGCCGGCCTGCGCGCACAATGTTGCATAATGTAAAACGAACCGGCGCAGCGACCAGTCATTCGGGCCGGTATAGACCAGCTCACCGTTCGAAATGGTAAAATCGGCCGGTGTCGCCGTGCCGACGAAAGCGGCCACTTCGGCCACCGCGGCGGCGGTGCCATCGGGGCTTCCGGGCAGACCCGGCGCAAGCGACGTGGTGATCCGCCCGCGCCAGGGCAGCGCCGGCTGACCCGTGGTGCCGGTCCAGGGATCGGGCAGGCTGTTGCCCGCGGTCTGCTCCATCAGCACGAAGGGATAGAACAGCACCGCCTTGCCGGCCGCCTTCAGCGCCGCGATCGCCTCGCGCACCGAAGCATCCGAGGGCGTGCCCCCATAGACCGGCGCCCCGTCCTGCGTGGCCACCAGCCCCGCCTCGGCCCGGCCGATGCCGCCTGCGCGCCAGACCTGGCCCACGCCCTCGAAGGTCTGCGTCTCGACCCGCGGGCGCAGCCGGCATTCCCCCGCGCGCAGGTCGTCGCCGAACCACGACACCACCAGCGACACCGCCTCGCACCGCGGCAATTCCTGCGACAGCGCGTCCAGCGACACGCGGAAATCGGTCTGCCCCCCCGGCGTGTGGAGATTGGCCGAGACCACCTCGCCCAGGCCATAGTCGAAATGCACCGGCGTCGTGGCCAGCGCATATTCGCCCGTGCCGGGGATCATGGCGACGGCGCGGATCGCCCGGCCCAGATCCGGCACGTCCTCGATGCCCGGCCCTTGCGCGGGGCGCACCACCTCGAAGGTCAGCTGCGGCACGCGGTTGCCGAAATCGGCCAGCGGCAGATCCTCGAAGACCACATAGGCAATGCCGCGATAGGCCGGCGCCTGGCCCGCGCCCTCGACCGCCTCGATCTTGGCGTCGGGGATCTGGTCCTCGGTGCCCGGATAGACGCGGAAATTATAGCTGTCGGGCGCAATCTCGACGCCATCGGCCCAGATCCGGCCGACCCTGTCGATCACCCCCTCGCAGAGCGCGACAGCCAGGCTGACCGTATAGCTGTAAGACGTCGAGACCGCCCGCGGCGCGCCCTTGCCCGCGCGCTGGACCTGCGCGGTCTCGATGAAACGGGTGGCCCAGATCACCTGGCCCGCCACCCGCATCCGCCCCCAGACGCGCCCGACCGCGGCCCCCTCCGAGGCGCCCATGATGCGAAACCGCTCGACCCGTCCGGTCTGGACCGCGCGCCCGCCGCCGCCCAGAAGCCGCTGGTCGATCGCTCGGCCCAGCGTCGCCCCCACAGCCCGGCCGATGACCGCGCCCGACAGCCCCAGGACCGATCCGCCCACCCCCGCCCCCAGGGCGGAACCGGCAGCCGAAAGCAGAAGTGTCGCCATCAGGTTTCTCCGTTCCGGATCACAAGCTGCGGGAAATCGAACCGCGCCACGATGCGGCGCGCCCAGGGCGGGGCCAACGGGCTTTCGATGACGCCGTGCCCGGTATAGGCGTGGATGAAGCGCGGCGCGGGCCCGGCCGCGCTCAGCACGCCCAGATGCTTGGCTACCGCGCCCGCGCGCATGCGAAACAGAAGCACCTGCGCGGGCCGCAAGGGCACGGCCTCGGGGATGGGGCGCAGATGCCGCCGCGCCGCCGCCCAGAGCGCCTCCTCATGCGCGGGCTCGGACCAGTCGGCGCTGTAGGCCGGCGGGGTCTCGGGTTCGGGGCCGCAGGTCTCGCGCCAGAGCCCACGGATCAGCCCCAGGCAATCGGCCCCCACGCCGCGGCGCGATTGCTGATGCAGATAGGGCGTGCCGATCCAGGCCCGCGCGGCCTGCACGATGTCGTCGCGGCTCATTTGAACAGGCTCCCGCCGTCGTTGCGCGCCCCTTGCGCGGGATAGGTGGTCAGCCAATCGTCGCCCGGCACATGCGGAAAGCCCCGGAAGTTGGCGAAATTGGCGAATTTGCTGCGGCAGGTCTCGGCGCGGCGGTCGCAACCCGCCTCAAGCCGCAGCCGGGTGCCCGGCGCCAGCTCGGCCCGCACCGCCTGCCACAGCTCGACCCGGCGGGTCTGCCCGTCTTCCCGATCTGTCTTGATCACACCGATCAGCCCCGCCGACGGGCCCTCGAGCACTGTCAATTTGCCCTTTTCGAACCATCCGGGCGAAAAACCGGGTTGGCTGGCGAACACGAAGATCCGCCCCTCGGACACCTCCTCCACCGCCCATTCGGCGCGGTAGCCCGCCCCCGAAAGATCGACCCCGCAGGCCGCATCGCCCAGCACCGCCGCGCAACGCGGATGGAAGATGCGGCCCTGCGTGTCGCCCAAGGGGGCCGCCTGCCCGCGCAATTCGGCGGTGAACCGGCCCTCGGTCCGGCGCACCTCGCCGATGGCGCCGCGAAAGATCTCGGCGCGCATCTCGGGCGCGCGCCAGTTGACCAGCCAGACCGTCACCTCGGCCCCGTCATAGCGCCCCGCGCTGATATCGGCCTCGGTGATCGCGGCGGAACTCAGCGCGCCCACGATCTCGGTATTGTCGACCGACAGCCCCGTCGATTGCTCGAGCGCCAGCGCCGTCATCCCGCTTTCGGGGCGAAAGGCGATCCCGGCAAAGTCAAGCGGGCCGTCATGGTCGGTGAAGCCCAGCACCACGCCATCGGTGCGCGCCACCGCCCAGGCCCGGCACAGCGTCGTGGCGCCCGTGCCAAGATGGTCCTTCAACGCATTGGAAAAGCTCATCTGATCCGCAGCTCCACCACCGGCACCTGGGGCAGATCGCCCGCCTGGAACGACGCCACCGAGACCTGGATCTCGTCGGTATCGAACCGCACCGGCACGTCGAATTCGAACCCCGCCGTCACCTGCGCCCCCCGCGGCGGAGGCGCGTCGAAGACCACCGTTCCGGTGGTGGCATCCACGGTGAAATCGGCGCCCTCGCTGGCGTGATGGCCCTGGAGGCCCACGCGCACGCTGCCCGCCACCGGCTTGGTGATCGGGCGCAGATAGGCATGCCCGCCCGAGGCATAGCGCTTCTGAAGCCGAAATGTCGTGGTCTGCCCGTCACCAATCCCCAACACCTGGTCGTCATAGGCGATCTGGCGCGAGGCGGGCGCGGACCGGTAATCGGCCCAATCCTTCCAGCGAAAGCCGTGCAACTGGCCCTGGCGCGCCTCGAAAAAGGCGATCAGCGCCTCGACATCGTCCAGCGCGCGCAGCCCCAGCCCGGCGTCATAGCGGCGGCGGGAATGCGCCCAGGGCGTGTTGCGCTCCTCAAAGCCCGAGGCCAGCGTGACGATATCGGTGCGCCGCTGCGGCCCGCCGACCGAGCCGAAGCTCAGGCTGGCCGGAAAGCGGATCTCGTGAAATGCCATGTGAGTTCCTCAGCGGTTGCGCTCGCCGCGCGCGATCAGGCGGGCCATCTGCGCCGCGATCTGCCCCTGCGAGCGGGCAAATCCCGCCGCATCCGGGGTCGAGACATTGACGGTGACATTGACCGGGCGCCCGCCCGCGCCCCCTTGCACGCCCAGCCGGCCATCGGCCCCGCGCGCCAGCGGCAAGATCGCCTCGGGGCCGGCCTCGCCCATCAGCCCGCGGCCGTTGCGCAAGGGAAAGCCGGTCGCCTGCGCCACCACGCCCCCCTTGGCGAAAGGCATCACCCGCCCCTGCGAGAAGGCGCCCCCGCGGGCAAAGGGCAAGAGCCCGCTCAGCAGGCTGTTCACCCCCGAAGCCAGCGCCCCGCCGAGGCTCTGCTGGACCGGCCGCATCGCCACGTCATAGGCGCTTTGCGCCATGCTGGCTGCCACCCCCCGCAGCGCGTCCGACAGCTTCATCCCGTCGAAGATCACGCCGTCGAAGGCGCGCCGCAGCCCGCGCCCGATCCCGTTCGACAGAACCCCGACCTCGCGCCCGGTATAGAGCAGGCTTTCCCGCATCCGCCCCAGCTCGTCGCCGAAGGCCGCAGTCATCGCCTCGGCATTGCCCAGGTTGCGCTCCAGCCGCGCGGCCTCCTCGGCCAGGCTGTCGATCCCCTCGATCTCGGTCATTTCTCGTCCTTTCCGGCGCCATCGGGAAAGCGCGCGATCAGATCCTCGAGACCTGCGCGCCCCAGCGCCCCGGGCCCCGCGCCCAGACCCAGCATCACCGCCAGTTCGACCGGCGTCAGCGCCCAGAACACCCGCGGCTCAAGGCCCAGCCCCTGAAGCCCCGCGCGCATCAGCCCCGCCCAATCCAGCGCGCCGGTCATGGCGTGGCCCCCTCGGGCAGCGCGAAGGCCCGCGCCAGAAGCGCGCCCGCCGCGCGCGCCGCCCCGATCGGGCCGCCCTCGATCCGCGCGCCGGCCAGATCGGCCGCCGTCCCCGGCCAGCCGGCCGCGCGCAGCCCCGCCAGCAGAACCGCCAGCACGTCGCGCGTGCTGAAACGCCCCTCCTCGAAGCGCTCGACCAGCGCCACGAGGCTGGGCGCGCCCAGGCTCTCCTCCAGCTCGGCCAGCGCCCCCAGCGTCAGCTTGGCCCGCCAGGCCCGGCCCTCCACCACGACCTCCACCTCACCCGTCCAGGGGTTCGCCATCGCACGGCCCTCCTCAGATCGCGGTGAAGTTCAGCGGCCCGGCCGAAACCATCGTCATCTCGAAGGTGGCCTCGCCGTCGTGGGTGCCCGCATATTCGATGCCCGAGATCATGAACGCCCCCTCGACGATGCCGAAATCGGGGATGATGACCTGGAAATCGGGGGCCTCGGCGTCAAAGAAGATCTGGCGCGCGCGCTCGTCGGTGGCGGCGTCGCGGAACACCCCCGAGCCCGAGATCGCCGCCGAGCGCATCCCCGCACCGGCCAGAAGTTCGCGCCAGCCGCCCTGGCTTTCCAGCGAGGTGACCTCGACCGTCTCGGCGTTGAAGCTCAGCCGCGTGGCCCGCAGCCCCGCCAGGGTCTCGAAGAGACCGGCCCCGTTCGTGTCCAGCTTGATCAGCAGATCCTTGCCGCTTTGCGCTGCCATGTGCTTTTCTCCGAAATTCGATGGAAATCTCCGGCCAGACAGCGGTCCGAGGCGCCGGAATGTTCGATTTGTGCAAGCGGGCTAGAGTTCGACCCGCGCCCGGAAGGTCAGGTCGATGCGCCGCGCGGTGGCGTTTTCCACCCGTCGGGCCCGGGCGCGCAGGAACCACAGCGCCACCAGACGGCCGCGCGTCAGCGGCAGATCCGCCCCCACCAGCAGGTCCGAGACCACCCCCGCCACCTCCTTGGCCAGATGGAAGCCGGCCGCATCCGACACCACGACAACGGTGAAATCGTGCCGCGCGCCGGGCCCGCTCTGGTCAGAGGCGTCGCGCACCTCCTCGGGGCCAAGGCTGACATAGGTGCCGCTGATCGGCCCCGGCGGGGCGGCATCGTGGATCGCCGTGCCGACCAGCGCCTGAAGCGCGGGCGACGCGGAAAGATGCTGATAGACCGCGGTCTGGAGCGCGGATGCACCGGCATAGCTCATGCGACCACCTCCTCCTCGGCATGGATGCGCAGCCAGCGCGCGCGGGTGTCGGCCTCGGCCACCGCCAGGATGTGGAAGATCCGGCTTCCCTCGCGCAGGCGCTGATGGGCGCGCGGGCGCGCGGGGCTGTCAGGCGGCGCGGCGCGGGTGGTGATGATCCAGGCCACCCGCGACAGCGCCAGCTCCTGTGCCGCGCGTTCGCGCCCCGTGCCCGGCCGCATCTCCGCCCAGAGCCGCCCGCGCTCGACCCAGGTCAGATCCGCCCCCCCCGCGCCGTCGTCCACGCGCTGCCCCTCCTCGAGGATCAGCAGATGGTTCAGGACCGGCGCGCTCATGCGCCGCCCCCCAGCACCCGCACCGTGCGCCAGCGTTCGATCAGCGCCAGCACGCCGAAGGGCATCGCCCCGGTCTCGTCCACGCCCTCGTGGCGCAGCTCGTAATATTGCGCCGCCAGCAGCATCACCGCCTGACGCAGATCGACCGGCACCGACGGCCAGTCGGGCCCGAAACCGGCGGTGAATTCGATCACCGCGCGCCCGTCGGCGGGGATCGCCGGCAGCCCCCCCGCCCCGCGCCCGATCAGCCGCGGCCGCGCCAGATCAGCGGCCAGGCGATAGGTCGCGGGATCGACGGTCTGCGTGGTCCCCGCCGCATCCTCAAGGCTGAACGCGCGCACCTCCGAGACCGGCGCAAGGGGCAGCGGCTGGCCCTCCGCCCCCCCGCGCCAGGCGTCCAGCGTCAGCCGAAAGTCCCGCGAAAGCAGCGCCTTGGCCGTGCGCCCCTCGATCGCGCCGATCGCGGCGCGCAAGCAGGCCTCAAGCATCGCATCAAGCGCGCCTATATCGGCAAAGCCCGTGCCCAGCCGCAGATGATCGCGCAACTCGGCCACCGGCAAGGCAGCCGTCGCCACGCTGCCCGTCTCGATCAGCAACATGTTCTGTCTCCGCAAAGGTTCGGCCCCAGGGGCCGGGGGAAAGGCGCGCCACCAGCACGGCGCGCCTTTCCGGACGGGGCTGCGCTCAGGAGGTGGCGAATTTCAGCAGCTTGATCGCCGCGAAGTCGCTCACATCCCCGCCCACGCGCTTGGAGGCATAGAACAGCACATGCGGCTTGGCCGAGAAGGGATCGCGCAGCACCCGCAGGTCGGGACGCTCGGCGATCGTGTAGCCATAGCCGAAATCACCGAACGCCAGCGCATAGGTGCCCGAGGCGATGTCGGGCATGTCCTCGGCCACCAGCACCGGATAGCCCATCAGCCGCGCGGGCTCCCCCGCCGCCAGCCCGTCCGACCACAGGAAGCGCCCGTCGGCGTCCTTCATCTTGCGCACGGCGCCGGCGGTCTTGGAATTCATCACGAAGCTGGCGTTGGCGCGGTATTCGGCCGACAGCGCATAGACCAGATCCACGATCGCATCCGAGGCATTGACGGCGGCGAAATCGCCATCGGCGCCGGTGGCCACATAACCCAGGCTCCCCCAGCTCCAGCTGGCCTCGGCCACCTTGGGATGGGTCAGGAAACCCGTGGGCTTGTCCACCCCGTCCCCCGACACGAAGGCCGCCGCCTCGGCGCGGGCAAAACGGTCGGCGATGCGCGCCGCCAGCCAGCCCTCGATATCAAAGGCGCTGTCGTCCAGCAGCCGCTGGCTGGCCTTGGGCATCGCCGAAAGCTCGTGCAGCGGGATCGAGATGCGGTCGATCTGCGGCGTCGTGGTCTCGGTCAGGGTCGCGGTCTCGGTCGCCCAGCCCGAGCCCATCTCGGTATGATCGACCAGCACGTCGAACGAGCTGGCCTCGACATTGACCACATTGGCGATCTGGCGGATCGAGGCGGTGGCCATCAGCACGCCGCGGATCGTCTCCGAGGTCTGCGGGTCGACCAGATAGCCGCCCTCGGCCGCGACCTGCGTGTTCAGCGCCTTGGCCTCGGGGACGATCCCGCGCAGCCCGTCGTCATCGCCCGAGCGCAGATAGGCGGCAAAGGCCTTGCGGTGGGGCGCCTCCTCGGCGGCGGCGGTGGCCAGCGCGGGGCGGCCGGGGATGTGGCTCTTGCGATCGAGAATGCTCATGCGGTCTTCCTGTTGTTGCAGCCGGGACCGGATATCGGCCTGAAAGCTCTTGACTTCACTGACGAATTCACCCAGCGCGGCCTTCAGCGCGACCGCCTGGTCCTGCGGCCCGCCCTCGTCGGTCCGCGCCTGCGTCTCCTCTTTCATCGTCGTCTCCATGTTGGGAATGAACACGCCTAGCGGCCGGCCAGCGCGCGGGCGGCCGCGCTCAGGGCCTGGGTCAGCCCGGCCAGATCGGGCGCCGCCGGCAGGGCCCCGGCCTTGCCCGCCACCCGCGCCTCGGGCAGCATCGGGAAGGTGACCAGCGACACCTCCCACAGCTCGATCTCGTCGAGACGGCGCCCCTTGGCGGTGCGTTCGGCCACCCGCGTGCGATAGCCGATCGACAGCCCGTCGATCGCGCCGGCCGCGATCAGGGCGGCGGCCTCGCGCGCGCGGGGGATTTCAGGCAGAAGCCGCCCCTTGACCCACAGCCCGCGGGCGTCCTCGCGGATCTCGTCCCAGACGCCGATGGGCTGGCCGGGGTCGTGCTGCCAGAGCATCTTGACCGTCCCGCCGCGTTCGGCCAGCCGCGCCAGCCCCGCCCCATAGGCGCCGGGGCTGACCACATCGCCGCCCTGATCGGCCTGCCCGAAAAGGCTGGCATAGCCCGAGATCACCTTGTCATCGGTCACCCGGACAGACCCCTCCGTCCGGCAGAACTTGCGTTCCAGCCCGTATTCACCCGTCATGCTTGATTTCCCTACCTAGGCGCGAATTCCAGAATGCCCTGCACGGCCTGCGTCAGGATCACCGCCACCACGCCATAGACGGCCATCCACAGCCGCCGCTCCAGCCCGGCGATCATCGCCTCGATCCGCTCGAGCCGCTTTTCCACCTGCGCGAATTGCAAGGCCATGATCCGCTCGGTGGCCTCGAAACGCTGCTCGTGCACCTCGAAGGGCGCCTTGAGAAAGCGCGAGCCGCCCGTCTGCATGCCTCAGCCTTCGTCAAGCGGCGGCAGGCCCAACAGGCTGCGCTTTTCCGCATCCGTCAGGAAGGCGGCCTCCGACACCCGCGCCCAGAGCTGGTCGCGCTCGGACGCCAGCGCCGGGATCTGGTCCAGATCGGGCCGCAGATCGACAATCTGGCCCAGATGCGTGGACAGCCACCACGCCAGCGCCGCCGCCACCCGCGTGGCCAGCGGCAGCACCGTCAGCCGATAGAAGGCGCGGTTGGCCTCCTGGTAATTGGCGTAGGTGGCGTCGCCCGGAATGCCCAGAAGCATCGGCGGCACCCCAAAGGCGGTGGCGATCTCGCGCGCGGCGGCCAGCTTGGTCTCGTGGAATTCCATGTCCGAAGGCGAGAACCCCATCGGTTTCCAGTCCAGCCCCCCCTCAAGCAGCATCGGCCGCCCGGCATTGCGCGCGCCCTGGTGATGCGTCTCCATCTCGAAGACCAGCCGGTCGTATTGCTCGGGGCTCAGCACGCCCTGCCCGTCGGCCCCGCGATAGACGATCGCCCCCGAGGGCCGCGCGGCATTGTCCAGAAGCGCCTTCGACCAGCCGCTGGCAGCATTGTGCACGTCGATCGCCACCGCCGCCGCCTGAAGGGGCGACAGGCCGTAATGGTCGTCCTGCGGGTGAAAGGCACGGATATGGCAGATCGGATCGGGATGCCCGGTCATGTCGAAGCGATGCGTGCGCCCGCCCACGGCATAGTCATAGGCCACCGGCCAGCCGTCCTGCCCCGGCACCACCCGCATCCGGTCCGAGCGCAGCACATGCAGCTCGCGCGGCAGCCCCGGCGCATCGGTCACCGCCTCCAGATAACCGTTCCCCGACAGCAGGATCTGGCCATAGAGCGCCTCGAGCAGCTCGGCCCGCCCCTGCCCCGCATTGGGCCGGCGCAGAAGGTCCAGCACCGGATGCACGTCATAGCGCCGCTCGGCATCGGCGCACAGCAGCGGCAGCGCCGCCGCCGCCTCCGCGATCAGCCGGACCGACCGGAACCCCACCGGATTGCCCGCAAAGCCGTTGCGCATCAGGCTGGCGGTGTCGCGCGGGCTCCAGACCGCGCGCCCCGCCCCCGCCGCCAGCGCCACCACCCGCCCCGTGGCCGAGGCCTTGACCTCGGCCGGGGCGTCCTTGGCCGGCCGCTCGGGGGCGCGCCGCCTTGCCGTGAAGAATTCCATCACCATTCGGATCTCCTTGCCGCGGACATGCCGGCCCGCCGGGCAAACGGCGTCCCCGCCGGCCCGTCCTGAAAATGGGGGCCGCGCGGCGGCCCCGTCGAAGCGAAAGGGAACGGGCGCTCAGAGCGTCCGCATCTGCGGGCGGCGGAACCGCGCCGCGGGCGTCAGGATCAGCTCGGTCAGCGCCCAGACCAGCGCGTCCAGCCGGTCGGGGCTGCCCGATCCGCGATAGCCCTGCGCCGTCATCCGGCACATCTGGTCCTCGAGCGCGCCCAGACCGCGCAGGTGATGCACCCGCCCCTGTTCATAGAGCGCGGCCACCGGCTCGGCGCGCAGCCCCTTGCCGCGCCCGGCCCGCAGCGCGGTAAAGGGCACCAGCGGATCGACCTGTCGCACCACCGCCTCGACCAGATCGCCGCCCTGGTTGACCTCGGCCACCAGCCGCTCGGCGCCATGACGCGCCATCGCCGCCATCGCCGCCTCGGCCCAGGCGGTGGGGCGGCCGCGCACCGAGGCATCCTCAAGCACATAGGCCCGCCAGTCGCGCGGATCGCCCCGCGTCACCGCCCCCGCCACCACGATCCCGCATTCGTCCGACCGCCGCCCGCCGCTGACCGCCGGGTCCAGCGCCACGACGATGCGGTCCAGTTCGGGCACATCGGCAACCCGCGCCGCCTCAAGACCCGCCGTGCTCCACAGCGCGCCCTCCATGTCCTCCAGAAGCACCCCCTCCAGCTCCTGCCGGCCCAGCCGCGTGCCGCCATAGCGCGCCTGCACCTCATCCAGGAAGGACTGCGCCAGATAGGCCCGGTTGGCCTCGGTCGGGGCATGGGTGACCACGGTCGAGGGGTTGTCCAGCATCGCCTTCAGAACCGCCACATTGCGCGGCGTCGTCGTCACCACCTGGCGCGGATGCGTCCCCAGCCGCAGCGCGAATTGCAGCATGTCCCAGGCCTCCTCGGCGCGGCGCCACTTGGCCAGCTCGTCGGCCCAGGCGGCGTCGAACTGAGGCCCGCGCAGGCTTTCGGGATCATGCGCGGAAAAGACCTGCGCCACCGCGCCATTGGGCCAGACCAGCCGGCGCCGCGTCGCCTCCCAGACCGGGCGGCGGTCGGGGGGCGTGCAGGCAATGATCCCGCTTTCGCCGAAGACCATCACCTCGCGCGCCTGGTCAAGCGTCTCGCCCACCAACGCCAGGTGCCGCGCCACCCCCCGATCGCGCGGCCCCGCCCCCTCGACCTGCCGGCGCACCCATTCCGCGCCGGCGCGGGTCTTGCCCGCCCCCCGCCCCCCCATGATGACCCAGGTCCGCCAGGCGCCCTCGGGCGGCAATTGATGCGGCAGCGCCCAGAAATCGAACATCCACGGCAGCGCCAACAGCGCATTGCCGCTCAGCCCCGACAGGAAGGCGTCAACCTCCTCCGGCCCGGCGGAGGCAAGCCAGGCGGCGCCCGATCTCATCGCGGGCGGCGTCAAGGTCAAGCGCCCCGCTTCCGGCGTCCCCGGCGATGTTCTTGCGAAGCTTTTCAACGCGGTTCCTTTCATCCATCACCATCTGCAACGCCGCGCGCAGGTCGCGGACGGCCTGCACCGCCGCCTTTGCATCGGTCGGCGGACCGGCGCGCAGATCGCGCAGCGCCGCCGCCAGTTCGAACGCGGTGTCACGAAAGATTGCCTCGGTCTCGGCGATCAGATCGCCCGAGCCCCCTTCCCCGCCGGAGAATGTCACAGTCATTCAGGTAAATGTCCGCCTTTCAGGCCCGTGACCGTCACGGGAGACATGGACCGGAGGACATGAAAAAAGCGGCTGCGGGGTGCACCCGCGCCGCTTGCCGACCTGTCCTAGCTTGGCATGACTTATACCCAAGGGCGTTCGCAAAGTCAACAGCTAAATTCAGGGTTGTTCGTCCGGGCCACGAAAAAGGCCGCCCGGTCCCCCGCGCGGCCTTCGGCATCGGATCTGTGCGACGGTTCAGCCCATGCGCTCGGAGGCATAGCTGCCCGGACTGGCCGGGAAGACCACCGTCTTGTTTCCATTGAGGAAAACGCGGTGGTGGATATGGGCATGGATGGCCCGCGCCAGAACCTGCGCCTCGACATCGCGGCCCAGGCTCACGTAATCCTCGGCGCTCTGGGCATGGGTGATGCGCACGGTGTCCTGCTCGATGATCGGACCCTCGTCCAGATCGGCGGTCACGTAATGCGCCGTTGCCCCGATCAGCTTCACGCCGCGCTCATAGGCCTGCTTGTAGGGGTTGGCGCCCTTGAAGGACGGCAGGAAGGAATGGTGGATGTTGATGATCCGCCCTTCCATCTTGCGGCAAACCTCGTCCGACAGCACCTGCATGTAGCGCGCCAGCACCACCAGTTCCGCCCCCGTCTCCTCGATCGCGGCCAGAAGGCGCGCCTCGGCCTCGGGCTTGGTGTCCTTGGTCACCTTGATGTGGAAGAAGGGCACGTCATGGTTCACCACGACCTTCTGATAGGTCATGTGGTTCGACACCACGCCCACCAGATCGATCGGCAGCGCGCCGATCAGGTAGCGATAGAGCAGGTCATTGAGACAATGGCCGAAATTCGACACCATCAGCAGGACTTTCATCCGCTTGTCGGCATCGTGGATGGCCCATTCCATGTCGAATTTCGCGGCGATGGGGGCAAAGGCCGTGCGCAGCGTCTCGCCGGCTGCGCCCGTTTCCGACACCACCGAAACGCGCATGAAGAACATGCCCGTGATCGGGTCGTCATATTGCGCACTGTCGGTGATATTGCATCCCTGCTCGCTCAGGAACACCGAAATGGCCGCCACGATCCCGCGGCCCGAGGGGCATTTCACCGTCAGAACGAATGCACTCAT